AACTCCGACTCTACAAGATACAGTTGGAAGAACTCCACCACCTGATCCAAAAGCTGAGGACTGGGCTTCAAAAAACGAATGGTTTGGCAAAGACAACGCCATGACCTACACGGCTTTTGACTACCATAAAAAACTAACCGAGCAAGAAGGGTTTGACCCTAACTCAACTGAATATTATGCTGAGATAGACAAGAGAATGCGTCTTGACTTCCCACATAAATTTGATAATAATAAGTCCCAGGAATCGACTAACCGAACACAAATAGTAGCTTCAGCGAAGCGAAGTGTTCACCCAGGTCGCAAAACTGTGAGACTCACATCGTCTCAAGTAGCAATCGCTAAAAAATTAGGTGTGCCACTTGAAGAATATGCGAAACAATTAAAAATCACGAAGGAGGCATAAGCATATGACAAACGACAAAAGAACTTCCCGTGCGAGCCAAACAAGAGAAAAAACATCTCAGAAAAAAGTTTGGACTCCACCATCATCTTTAGATGCACCCCCTGCGCCAGATGGTTATCATCACAGGTGGATAAGAGCTGAAACTATGGGTTTCGACGATACGAAAAACATGGCTGGGCGAATTAGATCAGGATACGAGCTTGTAAGAGCTGATGCATATCCAGGATCTGAATATCCAACTGTTACGGAAGGCAAATACAAAGGGGTAATCGGAGTTGGTGGCCTTTTGCTTGCAAAGGTACCAGAGGAGATTGTCAAATCGCGCGAAGCATATTTTAATAGTATGACTCAAGACGCAAATGACGCTATAGAAAACGATCTCATGAAGGAGCAACACCCAGGAATGCCGATCAATGCTGAGAGGCAGTCCCGTGTAACCTTCGGTGGAACAAAGAAAAACTAATTTATTAGCGATTCCTAATCCAACGAAATTAAAGTAAACCGTAAACTACGGACAGTAGTTTACAAAGGAGATAAAACTATGGCAAATCAAGACGCAGCTTTTGGTTTCAGACCTACAAGATCACTTGTTGGTGGACAAATCAGAACTGAAGAATATGCAATAGCAGCAAACTACAACACAGCAATTTATACTGGTCAAGTAGTTGAAGCCGTTGCAGCCGGTGGAATCGAAGCAGCCGCAGCTGAAGACACACAAGTAGCAGGTGTTTTTGGTGGTGTGTTCTACACAGATCCCACTACAAGTAAACCAACATGGAAAGCTTATTATCCAGCAAGCACTAATGCTTCTGATCTTAAAGCATCCGTATATGCAGACCCAGAAATCGTATATGAAGCACAGCATAGTGGTACAGGAACAGCAGCAATGAATAATTCAGCAATGGATTTTGCAGGTGTATCTGGAAGTACTATTACTGGCCAATCAACTTCAGAATTAGACACGTCTAATACTGGAACAGGTGGTAACTTCAAACAAATCGGAATCTCAACAGATCCTGATAACAGCGATACAAGTTCAGCTAACGCTAACGCTTATTGCGTTTTCGCTACTGGTCTTCATATCTTTAAACTAACAACAGCCGTATAATAGGAGATATATAATCATGGCAATATCACGATCACAACTAGTTAAAGAACTAGAGCCAGGTTTGAATGCACTATTCGGCTTGGAGTACAAAAACTACGCTAACGAACATGCAGAAATTTTCAGTTCAGAAAATTCAGACAGAGCTTTTGAAGAAGAAGTTATGTTATCTGGATTTGGAAATGCTTCTGTAAAACCTGAAGGTGGAAGTGTCAACTACGATGCGGCACAAGAAACTTTCACGGCTCGTTATACGCATGAAACGCTTGCTTTAGCGTTTTCAATCACTGAAGAAGCGATTGAAGATAACTTGTATGATAGACTTGCGTCTAGATATACAAAAGCATTAGCTAGATCTATGGCTAATTCTAAACAAGTTAAAGCAGCAAATGTTCTTAACAGAGCGTTTAATAGTTCGTTCACAGGCGGAGATGGTTTAGAACTTTGTTCACTAGCACACGTAATTGTTGCTGGCACTGAGCAAAATGAACTAACTACTGCTGCAGACCTTAACGAAACATCTTTAGAGCAAGCAATGATTGACATTGCAGCACTAACTGATGAGAGTGGTCTGAAAATTGCAGCTAAAGGAATGAAATTAATTATTCCTTCTGCGTTGCAATTTACTGCTGAAAGATTGATGAAATCTGTAGGTAGAACTGGAACAGCTGACAATGATATCAACGCAGTAGCGTCTATGGGAATGGTACCACAAGGATATGTGGTAAATCACTACTTAACTGACACTGATGCATTCTTTATCAAAACAGATGTACCAAATGGACTTAAACACTTCACAAGAGCACCAATCAAAACTGCTATGGAAGGCGATTTTGAAACTGGAAACGTAAGATACAAAGCCAGAGAAAGATACAGCTTCGGCTGGTCTGACTGGAGAGGTATCTTCGGATCACCAGGTGCGTAATAAGTAAATAAATTAATGAGGCGGGACACAATTCCGCCTCATTTGAAACATAAAGTAAGAATTACACTATGAAAAACTTCCGAGTACAAATCCGTTGCTATGGGCATTATGCAGACTTCACCGTTATGGCTGAAGATAATGCTGAAAGTATTGAACAATCTATCCTTGACAAACTAGGAAAAAATGAGGTAAAGTTGGAGTCTGATGGATTTACCAATAAAAAAGGTAAATGGATAACTTATGAGGAAGTTATATATGACTCAAGACCTATACAAACAGAAGAAGTCCTTGGAGTTAAGTTGGGAGCAAGAGTATAACGAATCGGGTAAATATACTCTTAATATGGTTGAAATTGATGAAAAAATTAAAGGTATCATCACTCAGATCAAATTAACAGAATCCCATGAAGCTCAGCTCAGAAATAAGATTTCTGATTCAAGGCCTGAAGTTTCAGTAGCTACTTAATAAAAGCTACATCCTAAAAACATATTTTTCACTACAAGATACCTTGCACTTTTTTTAAAAAAGGGCTATAGATTAATCACTATACAATTAATTAGAACATAGACGCGTATAGTCGACGGCCTAGAGACTATGTTCAGAAACTAGGAGGATTTAATTATGGCAACAACAACATTTAATGGAACAGTCCGTTCGGACGGTGACATTAAGGCAACAACTAAGAACACTACTACAGGAGTATTTGTAGATTACGCTGTTATAAAAGCAGCGGGTGGTATGGAAATAGAAAAAGTTGCAAGTACTGGAAACAACATTGTAGCAGTAGGTACTTCAACAGGTACTAACAATGGAAGTTTAGGTACAGCAGCTACTATTTTCAAAATTACACCTAATGCGCATGGATCAGGAATTGCTGATGATGCAATTAACACTTTTATTAATAAAATAGGCGGTGACATTTGCACGACTATTCTAATTGACCTACATGGTGGATTAGCTTGTGGTGGTTCTGCTGACGATGTTATTGGTACTGATGGTGGAGCAGCTAATGCTTACATCGCAGAACTAACAACTGGAGTTAATGGTATTCCATACAGCATTGAAATGAGCTGTGTTGAAGCACCCACAGGTGGAGACCCAGATATTAATTTAGTATGTTCAGCGACAGCTACTGATGCAGAAAATGCAGCGGTATCAACTCCAACAGTTGTTGTAAATGGTGGTGACTGGACTCTTGGCATGAGACAACAACATGATGCCGCAGCTACTTTAGCAGCACTTTCACTAAAATATCTTTACCTAACTTGTGGAACAGCTACTGAAGCTGCTTACACAGCAGGTAAATTAGTTATTAAAATTTGGGGCGCAGCTTTTGATTACAATAACGGCTAATAAATAAAGACTTAAATTAGAGCGGGAGCTTCGGCTCCCTCTCTCTAACAGGAGGAAAAATGGCAGACGCAGTAACAAGTCAAACAATAATCGATACAGAAAAAAGAGTTGTAATGAAATTTACAAATCTTTCTGATGGTAATGGTGAATCAGCAGTAAAAAAAGTAGACGTTTCAGCTTTAACAGCTCACCCTGATGGTACCGCTTGTTCAAATATTACAATTGATCAAATTTGGTATGGTATTGGTGGAATAAATCTCGCTGTTTATTTCGCTGCAAGTACTAAAGCATTAGCATTAACCATAGGTGAAAGTGCAGCAGCAGGTAATGTTCACGGACATATGGACTTTAGATCATTCGGTGGCATTAAAAATAATGCTAGTTCACCTGATGGTGATCTTGACTTTACAACTAGTGGACATACTAATCTAGATCACTACACAGTTATTCTAGAAATGCGAAAACAATACTAGGAGTAGAAAATGGCAAATACTACTTCTGGAACAGTAACGTTCGACAAGACATTTGCTGTTGATGAGATAATAGCAGAGGCTTACGAAAGAATTGGTTCTCAAGTAACTTCTGGATATCAATTAAAAACAGCAAGGCGTTCTTTAAATGTAATGTTTCAAGAATGGGGCAATAGAGGTTTGCACTACTGGGAAGTAGGCGATACCAATATTGATCTTATTGAAGGTCAAGCTGAATATACTTTTTATAGAGCAAGTGGAGATGGAACTTCTTCGGTAACTGTTGGTGGAACAAGTGGAACTTCTACTTATGGAATAGCAGATGTTCTTGAAGCAACTTATAGAACAGGTCGAACTGAAACAACTCAATCTGATTCAGCTTTAACTAAAATAGATAGAGCAACTTATTCTG